TTTAGCTGCGCGCTCTTTTGCTTCGTTGGCAGCTTTGCGTGTAAACGCTAGGAAAGCTATGTTCATCGGTGGGACGCCCTTTTGGAGCGCGTCGTCAACCATGTTAAGAAGTCTGGTTGTCTTCCCCGTTCCCGGTGGGCCGAATATCCTGAACATTTTCTTTCTCCCGTTCGTAAATCTGCCATACGCGCTGCTTGCTTATGTTGAACCATTTAGCAACGGCGGTTTTTGTCATGTGTTGTTCGTCGATCATGCGGACGATCTCGACGTTTCTAAGTTTTTTTAACACTGGTGTTGTCAAAACGGGCTCTCCTGTTTTGGTGTGAAGTCTGGAGTTGTTATGTCTATGTCTCCGGACTCAAACGCTGGTATCTGCCAGACCCGCACTGCGCGGCCTTTGATCTTCAGAACGGTGCTATCGCCATTGATATCGCGAAGGCGCTGGGCAATGCGGTGTGACTTGTACTCAAAGAATTTGTTCTTCTTTAGAAAGTTCTCGAAGTCTTTTAGGCGGAAGTAGGTTACCATTGCGTCTTCGTCGGTCCAAGGGCGGCGGAGCAAGATTTCTTCTTTGTCCTGCGCTTGCTGTAGGAAACGACAAAATTCTTCTAGGTAGTCGTAAAACTGGCCGCTGACGCTGGCGTCTACTGCCACTTCCATGATGGCGCTTTCGTTTTCGCGCATCTCTGTAAGCAGGGCGCTGATCCGACCTTCCCACTGTTGCTTTGCCACGCTGCGCGGCATGAAGTTAAGTTGCTCCATGCAGGCTTTCTGAAACATTAGCTGGCTCATCAGGGCGTCTGTGTCTAGCTCCAGAGGCTCGCCGTTAACGTCCATAAACCAAACCGGGGGCGTTGAATTGTACTTACGCAGATTGGCTACTGTAGCGTTCTGTATGGCGCTCCCAATACCAAACTTACGGGTTTGGCAGAGTTCTTTGTTGCAGTGCGCGTTGATCGGCGCATCACTACAGCGGTAGGCATAATCTTTGCGCTCTAGCTGCTTTGCAACCACTGTAACTTCTGACAGTGGGAGCGGCGGCTCAAAGTATTGCATGTTGTAAGTCAGGATTTCTGTTTCCCAGCTATCGGGGAAAGCTTTGCGAAGGTATACGCCGATGTTAAACAGACCGTTATTGCGCCCACCTTCAGAGATTTTCTCTTTGACTAGGTGCTGTAGGCACGGCGGGCCGTCTCTTACGGGTGTTGACTCGGTTGCTTCTGTTATCTGTAGCTTCTGGATTTGCTCGGGCGTCTGAACATGTGTTTCATAGAGTTCAAAGAACTCCTCCAGCGTGGCGGAAGTGCCGTCGTCTAGGATGCCGTAGCGCAGACCTTCTTCCGCGTTGTAGTATGGAAGGTTTAGAAAGTTACCCACATCTCCGCGGTCCAAGTGCAGTCTGATCTGCTTTGGGAATATCTCGCTTTCACCGTAGCCCAGCGCAGCCGCTATGCTTTTCAGCGACCGTTGCATGTCTTTTGCCTCGACCCAATCTTTACTAAAGAGGAAGCAGTGCGCGCCGCCGGACTTTGAGCGACAGACAACGAGCGGAAGTTTTAGCTTCCTGATCTTTTCTAATAGAAGTTTGTGATCCAGCGGGTATTGGTCAATATCTACACATCCCCACTTGCACATATTGTCCGCGTTAATCGGGATAATGCCGATAGAGTTGCCCTTACCAGACAGGTGGCCTTGCCACAGACCCGCGTTGCGCGGTTCGCGAACGATACCTGCTTTGCCTGTATTCTTCCCGTTGGACTGAGTTTTCTCAATCCGATATGTGCCGTAAGCTTCTTGCAGTCCATCAAAGATAGACGAGAACTTTTTAACTGTCATGGTGATGTCCTTGTGGTGGGGACTGCCGAAGCAGCCCCCTTGTAAAACTTAAAACGGGATGTCGTCAGCGCCTTCGCCTTTGTCATCTTCGTTTTGATGTTTCACAACTACGTCACCTACTAGGACACTTTCAGAGAAAGCTTTTGCTCGGGCGTAGACGGATGCGTCTTGCACGGGGTTTTCTCGGGACATTTCCCAACCGTGCCAGCTACCTTTGGAGTTCTCTTCTGCTTCCGCTTTGATGCGGTAAACGTGGGAGAAGCGTGGTGGTGTGAACGGACCGTTCTTACCCTGCATTGTAACTGATTGGATCATGCTGTTCCATTTGCGGCTTTTCTTTAGCTGCGTGGACTTCATTGCAATCAGCGCCGTTTCTGTTGAGCCGTCTTCGTTGACGATCATAACGTAGTGCTGGTGGGTTTCTTCGATGTAATCACCGTCACCTCCGACAACGTAATTTTTGTTGTCTTCTTTGCTACGCTCGGTTTTAGGCATGTGGTCACCGGGCTTGTAGACATTCATTGGTGCGCCTGTACCAGAGCCCCGTGGAACCCACTGAATGAACACGCGCTGATAGGCACAAGGGATTACACTTAGGCCCTCTTTACCGCTGACTACAGCGCCTGTGACGGTGTTGTATATGTCACCTTTACGCGCAGTTTCGTGCGTGTCGAGAAGTGAATCCAGCCCGCTCAAGAGCTTGAGAAACGGCAGCGCGAGGTCTTCTGACCCTACGTTTTGATTGCCTGCACCCGCGTCTTGTTCGAACATGGATGTATCAAACACTGCTACATCCGCTTGTTTTGTTTTTGTTACTGCATTCGCCATTATTTTGCTCCTTTGATGATAGCGCGTTGCCCGATGTAGGCCCCGAAAAGTTCCATTGGAAAGTCATCTCCAGCTTCCACACGTTCACGCACAAAAGCTTTTAGTGTGCCCGAATGGATGCTTTCGTTCTGATCCGCCGGAAACCCTTCGTTTGAAGCAAACGCTTTAAAGGCGCTGGCCTTATCGTCTTCGCCGCGACCAAATTCGCAGGATACGATGTTTTTAATTATGTCGTCATAGCCGTTTTCACGCAGCCAATCGTAAGCCATAGGCCTGTTGGCAACAAGAATACTGGCTCCGTAGGTAGGTTTTACGTCTACGGTTGACCCGTCATCCAGAGCAAACGAGGAAAGGCCTAGTTCCTGCATAGCAGAAGGCAACTCTTCGTCTGTCAGCTTTAACAGGTCTTTCTTGCGAGACTTGAGGTCTTTCTCAATCTCATCAACTTCCTGCTGTGCTGTTCTAATTTTGCGGGCTAGTAAGGCGATACCGCCAAGGTTGCCCTTTTCGATGGAAGATGCGACGTTCTTTTCAAAGTCGGACTCCATCATAGATAGTATATCTGTCATGTTTCTCACTTTCGCTGTTAAAGACCCTTTTACGGCCTTGACAAAGACGCTTATATTCTTATAGGTTCTTATAGTCAAGCATCAAAAGGATAAAACTTTGTACAAATATAAAACAGAACCGTTCGACCATCAGCGCAAAGCTTTAGAAGATTCGTGGGACGCGAGCTTTCATGCGTATTTCATGGAGATGGGCACGGGGAAGAGTAAAGTTGCCATAGACAACATGGGCGTTCTTTTTGAAAAGGGGGAAATTAAGGCCGCGTTAATAGTGGCTCCTAAAGGTGTTTATGACAACTGGGCGCTCGGCGAAATACCGCTGCACCTTCCTGATAGAATTGCGCGCAAAACGGTAAGCTGGACGCCTTCTTTAAGCAAGAAGTTTGTGGCAGAATTAGAAGACCTTGTTTTAGAAGACTTTGATGGGCTCAAACTCTTTGTAATAAATGTCGAGGCGTTTTCCTCACCCCGAGGAGCGCGAGCCGCGGGGCGTTTTCTAGTGCAGAACCCTGACAACATGATGATTATTGACGAAAGCACGACTATCAAGAACCGCAAGGCCCAGCGCACGAAGAACCTTATGGTGTTGACGAAGTACAGCAAGTACCGCCGCATACTTACAGGCTCTCCTGTTACCAAAAGCCCGATGGATTTATTTAGCCAGTGCAACTTCTTGGACGAAAAATCTCTTGGATTTAACAGTTTCTTTGCTTTTCAGAACAGGTACGCTATAGTTCAGAAACGTGTGATGGGAGCGCGCAGTTTTCAAGAGATAACAGGGTATCGCCGATTAGATGAATTAAACGAGAAGTTGTTCAGCTTTTCCACCCGAGTTTTAAAAGAAGAGTGCTTAGACCTCCCTGACAAAATCTACACGCGACGGAACGTGGAACTGACCGACGAGCAGGCCAAGGTCTACGGTCAAATGAAGAAGCTGGCTTTGGCACAGCTTGAGAACGGGGAGCTTGCGACGACAGAAAGTGTCTTGACGCAAATAATGCGCCTACAACAGATTTGCTGCGGTTTCTTCCAGCCCGATGTTGGTAAGATACAGCCGCTAAAGAACAACCGTCTGAATGAACTAATGAGCATTACAGACGAACTATCAGGGAAGGCAATCATTTGGGCTTCGTATACTCACGATATCCAACAGATTTGCCAGACCCTGCGCGACCGTTTCGGGCCCGATTCGGTCGCACTTTATTACGGGGCAACCCCCCAAGACGAACGGCAGGAGATTGTTAACCGCTTTCAAGACGTTAATGATCCCCTGCGGTTCTTTGTCGGCCAGCCCAAAACAGGCGGCTACGGCATTACTCTGACGGCGGCAAACACCGTCATCTACTACAGCAACTCTTACGATCTTGAGATAAGATTACAGTCCGAGGACCGCGCTCACCGGATTGGGCAAAAGAGTGCGGTAACTTATGTCGATCTGGTGTCGCCCAACACCATAGATGAAAAGGTGTTGAACGCTCTACGCAGTAAGATTGATTTAGCGGGTCAGGTTTTAAAAGAGGACGTTAGCGGTTGGCTTGTTTGATCCAAGGCTTCCCGTATTCTGTTGCTGGTTAAATCCAAGGCTTCCCGTATTCTGTTGCTGGTTAAATCCAAGGCTTCCCATATTCTGTTGCTGGTTAA